AAACCCTGATGGAACGAAAAAAATACAAATCCCGCGTACAGCGAAAACCCCCCCCCCACCCCCGATTGGTCCAAATACAAAACCTCATTTGCATACACACAAAAAGGGGAAGTGAACCTGATTGGACGAAACCAGAAGACCTCATTTGCATACCACGCAAATGAACTGACGCAAAACCGCCGAAATTCGGCGGAAGGAGGAAACTTCTCCCATTGGACAGAACCAGAAGACCTCATTTGCATTGACGTGTCACTTCCTCATTGGACGAAAACTATATAAAGAACCGGGGTGACGAATGGCTGAGTTTACTCCGCCGGGTGTAGGAGACGCGACCGGAGGGAGAGGCATCCGCAGCCCGTGGGCGGGACCCGCAGAGCATTCCGAAGGTATGCGGCGCGTGTAGGGGCAATTCGGGCACGGGCTCCCGGGCGGACCGGGCAAGGTTCTCTGGGGTGCCCGCGGCGAAGCCGCCCGTACTAAGGCGATAATGAAACTAACCTTAGCTACCTGCTGCCGCAACAGAACCGGGGCCGACCCTGGCGAGATACTACAAACTACAGACGGCGCCGATGCAGCGGCGGACCCAGGAGCTGATATGGAAGGAGCTAGTTGACAACAGCCACAAGCTATTCTGTAACTGCATGGACCCGCAGAACCACTACCGCCTCATCTGCCAGAACCTGAACCGGGAACCGGGAGAGCCATGGCGTACGGCCGGAGGTATTGGAGAAGGAGGCGCTGGAGGAGACGGGGCGGCCGCTGGTGGCGAAGGAGACGTCCATGGAAGACCCGCTGGCGCAGAAGACGGAGAAGATGGCGCCGACGCCGCTATGGCCGCCGCGCTCGCCGCTTTCGAAGACGCCACCGGGTAGGTCGCTGGAGAAAACTATTTAGGCGGGTGAAGAGCAGGGTAGTCAGACAATGGGACCCCAATGTAACCAGACGATGCATGATAAACGGGTACGACCACGCACTGTTCTGGGGACAACAGGCACAACACAGAATACTATATGACAACCTACCCTGGCCTATAAAAAAAGAAGGGACACAAGAGGGAGGCAGTATGAACATGATGCAACTCACGTTACAATTCCTGTACAAGGACAACCTAGCAGGGAGAAACAGGTGGACGAGAAGTAACTGGGACATGGACCTAGCAAAATACCACGAAACCACCTTACTGTTCCCCAGACACAGAAACTACAGCTACGTAGTGTTCATCACCAGAGGGCCAAACGACATCCTAGACGAACACACATACCCAGGGCTGCACCCAGAAAAGATGCTAGGCAGGAGAAAAAAGATAGTAGTATGGAGCAAAGACCTGAGACCACATGGGAAAAACTACATAAGGGTCAGGGTACCACCACCACAAGTATTCAAAAACCAATGGTACTTCCAGAGAGACATCTGCCAAATGCCCATCCTGACACTAGGTTTCGCCGCCTTTGACCCAGTAAACGTCACATTAGCGGGAAACATGGCCAACAGCTCCATAATCCTCTGGGGAATCCCATACTGGAGCAGACCCATGCCATACAACACCTGGTATGACTACTGGACCAAGTGCGCAGGACCACAAAACATACCCTGGTCAGACAGACAAACCAACATAGCAGCGGGAATAACTCAAAAATCCGCACAAACATGCCTAAAACTGAAAAACAAACACTTCGGACTAACAAACACAGCCATAGTCAGTGACTACGACAAAGACAACATAGACAAAAACACAAAACAAATAAAAACAATAGTAATGAGCCTAAACAGATGGTACCCAAAATGGCCAATGAAATGGAAAGACGCAGGAGACATAAACACACAGACACCATTCCCATACAGATACTCATGGAGAGAAGACCAAGGGTGGGGAAACAAAGTCAGACTATGGACCAGAGAGTGCAGAACAGACATACCAGAAGAAACACTAGGAATAGAAAACATGCCACTGTACGTACTGATGAATGGCTACATAGACTACGTCACAAACCACAGCACACACAGCCCACTAAACTGGGTAGTCTCAGTCTTCTGCCCTTACACAGACCCGCCAATGACCAACGTAATCCCAGTAGGGAAAGACTGGTTCATACAAAACGTAGAACCGGGAGAAAACAAATACCCCTCAGATAATGCAGACAACACATTTGCACCAGGAGAAAAAACAAAAATTAAGAACTACGACAGCAGCAAAGACGAATTCACAGGAAACGTAATAAGAGCCCCAGACGTATACGACTCCCTACCAGCACAACAAGCACTGTACATAGCCAGTCCCTTCAGCCTAAAATGGGCACAAACCACAGGCTCCATTGTCTTCTTTTACCAGAGCAAATGGACCTGGGGCGGGGACTTCCCCAGACAGAGACCAATCATTGATCCGTGCAACAGACCGAAGTGGGGAGGGCTACCCGTTACCGGTTATGACGAGACAGGACTATTACTGCAAAATCCGGAAAAAGCGGAGGCCAGGGCGAGGGGACACCTCGGCGACCTCAGACGGGGGGACCTCACCAAAACGGCCCTTAAGAGACTCATGGAACTTACTTCCACAGAGGAGGGCAGCCCACAAAAAAAGAAGAGAAGAGACAAGGAGGTCAGAACTACCGCCGACCTACTACGGCCCGAAGACGTCTACTGCTGGATGTCGCCGACCCCAGAGACGCCCCCGAAAGCTGGAAAGACGCCAGAGTCCAGCTTTGCGGAAACCTACGACAACCACACCAAACTCGCGAAAAGGGTCAAGAAAGAGATCCACAACCAGAACAGAAGACACAGACTCCTCCTGGCCCACCTACGAAGAGAGCGAGACCGACTCCTGGGTCACCACCTCCTCCGATAGCGACGAGTACCCCCCAAAAACCAGAAGAGCGCACAAAACTGCCCCTCGCCTTCGCCTATAAAGACCTCTGGGAAGCCATGACCCAAAAAGACTGGGGAGAAGAAAACCAAGGCATGCTAACCGGAGCCACGTGGTTAGACGAGTGCCAATCAGCGTACCTGTGGGGCAGGAAACCCAGACACAGCTGGGCGGATCCCCCGGAAAGCCTAGACAACTGGTCATTTAAAACACACCCCTTTCACCCATGGAGAATAAACTTCACCCTGACCCCGCCCCCGGAAACCCCCTAAATAAAAAATGCTCGAGGTGGTCGATAAAGGGAGCCCGGAGTCCGTTTATATAAGTTCACGCCGAGAACACAAAATGGCGAAGACACAAGATGGCGGGGGGTGAAAGGTCACGGGGGCGTAAAAAAACTAAACAGCCTCGAAGGGTGAAACTCGACCACCTCGACGTAAGGGGGGGGCGGGTGACCGCCCCCCCCTTAGACCCCCCCCGGGGGGGGCAGAGCCCCCCCCTGCACCCCCCC